TAAAGCAAAGTCACCAGCAGGAGTACACTTAAAGTTGTTACTAGCAGACATAGCAAACGAGCCATCATTGTCTGTAGTCATTGTGCCTACTGCACCACCTGTTACTGTAACTCCGTTTGCAGTTGTTTCAAATTTCTTAGTGTTGTCGTGATAAATCTCAACACCTGCATTTTCATTACAAGTTAGATACGCTTCAGTAGAGGCTGCTTGTAACCTTAAATCATTTGAGGCTTGAATAGTTAAATCACCAGTACCTTGGTCTGATATATAACTATGAGAACCATCGTGATAAATTTGTAAATCACCACCTGTTGCAGAACCAATTTCTATCTTAACATTATCACCAAGTATTAAATCACCTGTCATAGTACCACCAGCAAGTGGTAAAGAACCAGTATTTGCACCAGTTGTTAAGCTGTAAACACTTAACCATGCGTTGTTAGCAGAATTTCTTACTTTTAGAACATTATTACCTGTGTCTGCCCATAACATATAAGCATATTTTGTTGAAGGTTCACTTCCGCTACTGTTTTGACTAACTATTGCTTGAAAAAGGTTATTTAAATCAGACCGAGTGTTAGCACCTGTTTGATTTGCTATAACATAATCATGATTTGCCATTGTATTTCTCCAAAATTTGTATATATTTTATCACTATTAATATCCCCTAGCTACATAATTAAATTGGTGGTCTTGGTAACTAGCACCATGTAGGACTCCAACAGTAAAACCTGTAGTTGATTCATTTGTAACTACTAAACTATCATTTGAGTGCATATCAATAAAAGTAAGACCCAAAGAAGGTATTATTTTGAACGGTGTTGCGTAGGTAACATCTAAAGTTGAAGCACCTGTTTGTAATCCTCTAGCACCTTGCACTCTATCAGGAAATTCTACTTTTACATTTAAACCAGTTATATTTATTTGATGTGTTGGGTCAACTGTTTTCGCTATTAATTTAAATTTTATTGCTCTTGCTTTCACATCTGCAACTACAAACTTTGCCCATGATGACCATGATGGACTACTTGCAGGATTATCATCAGTTGTTGCTATATATAAATCACAGTTAACATTATTTGGTACATTGTCAAAATCTGCCCAAGTGTCCATATAATTAGTTCTAGCATCTATTGTATCGCCTGATGTAAATGCTGTAAATACAATTTGCCCTGTAACTCTTTGCGTAAAGACACTTCCTAAATCAATGTAATCATCAAACTCATAGATACCAGTTGTGTCAGTACCCCCCATTGCATCAAGATACCCCCAAGAATCAAAGTTGCCTACAAAAGAATCCCATAGTGTGTCTGCTTCAAACTTTAATACATTATCAACAGCTATCATGTCTGTTTTAGCACCAGTAAAGTTAGGATTTTGTGTAGAAGTTACGACTTGATTCATAGGAACAATATTTGGAACACTTGTACTTATAAATGTTGATACACCCGTAGACTCATTGCCTGTTGAATCTACAAACTTTGCCATATACGAACCTGCTAACAATGGCAACACAACATTTGTGTTATGACCTGCAATTGCTGTACCAATATCTGTAGATGATGCCCAGTTAGCATTACTTAATAAACTACTGTGTCTAAATCTAACATTACCACCTACTCTTACATCTAAGTCATTAGCTAAATCCCAAGATAAATGAGCATATCCACCTAATGCTATAAAAGAAAGGTTCTGTACATTTTCTGGTGGTGCTGTTAGACCAGCAACAGTAAAGTTACTTAAATTTAAAAATGTAGAACTAACACCTATTGTATTAACTGCTCTAACTCTAAAGTCATGCAATACTGGGTCAACATCATCAAGTCTTGTAGTTGTTCCTCTTGTAGTTGTTAAATTATTATAAGTAGAACTTGTACTTAATTTCCATTCTACATTGTATTCTTTTACAAACACATCTGCACTTGCTTCCCATGTAAGGTCTACACGCACCTTAACACCAGCAGAACCAATTGTGTCATATAACGACTCTACAGCAACTAAATTAGTAGGTGCTACCGTTGTTGTCATGTCAGGTAAGTTTGTGTCAGGACTAGAATCTGTGACAGCTATTGTGCCAAAATCGTATGCAGTTGCATCATATTCCATTAAGCTAACTCTAATTTCATCATTAGCTTGTAGTCTTAGCTTCATTACTCTAAACTTTTTACCTGCTCCACCGTTTAAGCTATCCCATGCAGGTGTAGAGTGTTTAATATAAACAACATCACCAACTTCGTTTTTTAAGGCTTCTATTGTAGCGTTAAACTCACAAGATACCTGTTGCCTTGATTGATTTAAATTAATAGTAGCAATCATCTTTGCCCTATCAACATCAGCAGTAAATGGTAACTCAATTGCTCTTTCTAACAATAATCCATTGTCTTGAGTTCTTAAAGCATCAGAGTCTATGACCGCTAAATCAGGTTGCCATTGTTTATCAGGATTAAAAAAGTTAGCATTAATTCTGTTATATTGATTGTTTTTGTTGCCTAAATTAATTGCCCAATTCCCAACAATATTATCTTCAGAAAAAGTAAAGTTTGCTGTTTCAATCTTATCAATAACTAACTTGTATTTTCCACCAGTAAAAATTAAAAAGCCTCGGCAAGAAGTCAGAAGTTTTTTAAGTATTACCATTGAACCGCTACGAGTATTTACAACTCCATCACAAGTGTATCTTTTCTTAGTAACCCCACCAATGGTTACATTTTCATCACAATAGTTAGCTGCTGTTGTAAATGAAGTGTCATCAATTTGTGAAGCTGGTATTCCTCTACCATATCTTTCGTTAGTAAGATAATCTCTTACACAAAGAACTGGGTTATCACTCCACGCAGTAGTGCTGTTTCTAGGGTCATAAACTTTAACACCCTTAACATCAGTAGTAATTGTAGGTAATCCTCTTGGGAAGGCATCTTGGTCAAACTCTAAACGAACATATAAATAAGCAGTACCCCTTAACCTGTGATTGTCTGTCCAATTTGATACAGCATTTTTTAAACTTGTATCTACGGTTTGATTATCTGCACCTAGATGTGAACTAATAGTAACTTTACTGTTAAATCTTGCATCATCCCATGCAACATCATTTAAATAAAATTCGGTAAAGGAATCAATTTCTCCTTCACCAACAACAAGAATTAAGTGTAAATATTTATTATCAGAACCCGATACTTCCATATAAACACGAGTACCACCAACTTTACGAGTTCCATAAATAACTGGAATATTAGCATTGTTAGATGCTTTGTTAAGTAGCATAGAAGGTGCTGTGGCTTCAACCGTTTCATTTGATAATTCAGGTTCATCAGTCATTGCACCTACGATTGCACCTGTTACAACCGCTCCTGCTGTTGCTCCAATTGCTGTGGCTACAAGACCTGCACCAATAACTCCTGCGACAGCAGCAGTTGCATATGAAGTAACTGCTGTTCCAACAACTGCAACAACTAAACTTACTGCCATCTGACTACTCCTGTAACATTTGGAACTTCTCGAATTCCAACCAACTCAACACCGTTTTCATTAGTTACAATAGCTATTTTAGAACCCATGCAAACAGCGACAGAACGCCATTTTTTAGCATGAGCCAAATCTTGTGCCATAATAATAATATCACCAGTATGAATAAATTGTATATCTACTCTTTTGAAACCCCATTTAATTAAATGTTCATATATATCACCATGTTTTTTTGCATATTTCCATGCAGACTTTTGGTCTGTCCATTTGCCAATAAAATCTTTCCTATGCTCTGTGTTAAGCATAATATCAATAGCACCCAAAGTAAATAACGGGCAGTCGTTTATTCCAAACTCAAACGGTAGTCCAATTTGGCTTTCAACATATTCATGTAATTTTCTTTCAATATCTGGACTCAAGCCTTACCCCATGTAATGTCTTTCACTATTTCAGATGCAAATTCAAACCCTACATCATTCGGAAAATAAATTTGTTGTTCTGCGTTGTTACCGTGCCTACCTGTGTTTCTTGAGAAATCTACCCAAGAGTTAGTTGCAGATATTGATACTGTTGACTTACCAGATGTCCATTCCTCACTAATTGTAGGTTGGTCAATTCTACCTTCAAACACTAATACTGGGTCACTTACTAAAGCATACGCATTACTTAAAAACGCTGTATATATTCTAACTGTTCTATCTATGTACTCTTTTGTTAAAACTTTTCCTATCCATACTTTGTCAACACCTGATAAAGATAATGTAACTTTACTTACACTTATCTCAACTGTTTCTTCAATATCAGAAAAAGATAAAAAATCTGAAGTGCCTATATAGTTGTTTCCATCATAAGTTATATCTTTAAATGAATCATTCATCCAAAGGGTTTCATCATCAAATACAATTTCAACAAGATGTACTGGTCTGTTGGCTTCCTTAACCAATTCATCTTGGAAGGCTGTAGTTGAACCTCTATTCATTAAATTACCTCGACTAAGTCAATCTGATAACTTACAAACCCACTAACTGCAACTTGCATTTGTTGTACATCTGAAGTAAATGCTACCGTAAATGGAACTGAATTGTAAGTTATAACTTCATCATCAGCAACCGCATCTAATAATGGTGGTTCAATGACTAAGGATGTGCCAGAATCGGCAGTTAATGTGTAAACCTTATCATGACTTGCAAATTTAAGAAAATCCCCTGCTTTAAGCGTTCCTGTGAGTCCATCACTAACAATTGTAGATACTCCTACTGCATATCCCCCTGAATTGTTTACACGCAATGTTCCAGTTGCTGTTCCGCTTGTGTTTCCATAAACAGGTGGAATAAATGCAAATGTTCCAAACTGTCCTTTTTGTTTTTGTGCAAATGCCCATATAGGAGCAAAAGCACTTCGTGTCATTGGTGGAAAAGTAGCTGAAATTATCCAACGCTGTCCACCTCTTGACCTCACTTGTCTTTTAAGCGATTGCGTTACACTTGTAAAAGTAGGGGTAATACTTTTTATAGTTATAGAATTTGGTACTGGTGTCGTTGGAAAACTCATAATGCTACCTGCTGTCCGTTGCGTTCAAATGCTTGTCTAATAACACCAACAATTAATGGTGCGTTTTCAATTAATACTGTCGAAGCAGTTCTTGGGTCAAGTGCGTTAACTTGTGGAGCATAAGTAACATTTACAACTGTGCTACCACCCATTTTGTTGTTTGGCACAATATCTCCTGAACCTTTAGGTACAAATAACTCAGCACCCCTTTCACCTACCATATAAGGTTGACCTGCATTTACATTACCACCAGTTGCTCTTTTACCTAAAAAACTTCCAAAAATACTACCTAAAACACCGCCATCACCTTTACCACCGTAATCTGCACTTCCAGTAAGTATTCCCGATAAAGAACTTGCAAGAGGTTTAGCTATATTTGCTCTTACCATTTCCATAGCAACATATTTAAATACATTTCCAACCACATCTTTAAATGACATTAACCCTTGAGTCATTCTCATAATTGAATCTTCAATGTTCATAGCCATGCCATCTGCAAATTCTTTAGTTTTTTGTTTTGCTAATTCTTGTGCATCTGCAAGAGCCTGAACACTATTTGCTGCAATAATAGCCAACATAGAATTTTTATTCATGTGGTTATTAATAGCATCCATTGATGCACCAGTAGAACTTAAAGTAGTATTTAAGGTTCTATATCCTGCGTGTAATTCGTCTATACTTTTAACAGCGATAACCGCATCAGTTTGACCATCAAAGAAAATTGTGTGTAAACCTTGATATTGTCGATATTCATCCTTTAAATTTCTTACAGCTTTTGTTTCT